CTAAGCTTAGCGCAACTGAAGACATGGATTTAGAGGAGTTGTGCCACACAATTGATGATTCTAAAGACGTGCTTGAACAGGTTTGTCATTACCATTCTAGGTGGATTGGGAAGGTAATAAGTCAGGTAAATTTCACATGCCTTGTCTCTGATTTTATTCTGCTGAAAAGCTCAGTAGAAGGTTCAATTAATGCTTACTACACAGGTTCTCTCACCAATAGGACAGCATTTGAATTGGCTGTTAAGTCCTATTATAAGTTCAGGCATGATCTCCTTTTCTGTATGTTCCTCTTGGCTGCAGGGTTACAGTCACAGTTTGGTACTGATGTTTGTTTGCGTCAGTTCGGTGTTGACAGCAATAGGACCCCAGATTTTGTCTATAATGGTGTTGAGTTGTCTGTTATTGAGATGTCAGTTAGCAACTCTTTTGAAAAAAGTAAGTTCCAAAAGGGTTCAACAGAGTTAGATAGTATCTACAGAACTGAACTCAAACTTTTACAGGATGCTACAAAGAAGAAGGTGAACTATCTACCCGTGTTTTTTGACACAACTGTCAATAAGTACAATACTACAGACTGGAGGACTGTCGGGTTTAATGTTAATGTACCCCTTTTAAACAAACTGACAGAAACCTTGCTAAAGAACTCAGGTGACCTCAGATCTGTTGATAAAGTCGGTTATGTTTTCTTTTTTAAAGAAGACAGGCGTTGGAATAAAATTGATGGTTATTATAACGAAGTTGCAAATTTGTTGGTTAAAAATAATGTTGCCCAGTTAAGGCCTCGCCCCCAAAAACTTTTTATCCCAGTCCTAGCTTGGTACCATCGACTAATCTTGAGCTGTAAAGCCGACCTAATAGCTGTATTGCCAACAATGGCAGAAAAGGAGGATAAATACGTAATTTTTAATGTGAAAGGTGGTCTTGCTTTCAAAAAAGATTCTTCTGGCATTAAGTCAAAGGATTGGGGCATATATCTAAACACTAATGATTGGTACAACATAGTGAAGAACTCAAGAGTAAGAGAATTAGTTGGCTCAGAGGTCAAGTATAAGCTACTTTCTAGTGTTGAAGGTAACAGAGTTAATGCTGAAGTTACGTTTAAGCCTCGGCCTTTAAAGCTGACGGAGCATGACCATGCCATGTGTTATCATAAACATGTTGATGACAACTTACCACCAGTAAGCTACAATAGCCTAGATCTCTACAAGCAAGGTGACATGGCAATCACTCCTAAACCAGTGACAGTCAAGCCCAAGCCTGATGATAACAAAAACTTGGAGGGCATCTTCAGCCCGCTTCAGAGACACGCAAGCAAGCGAGTGGCTACAGATAGCATGCCGCTTGACCAACCTTATCTTGAGGTTGAACACACTTTTAGTCTAATAGAATGGATGCTGAGTTTTGAAGGGTTGGTTGTCGGTAGCAATGAAAGGGCAACAGAATCGAAAGATTTTGTTCTTTGTAAACAGGTTTACGCAGCAGGCTCCCCTGATGACTTCAGAAGGGATGTTCTTAAGATGTATATGGAGTTGAATGAGGCCACAGGTAAGCCAGTTTGTTTCATAGTGCATGATCATTTACACATTCTGACTGGTGTTCTAGATGGTGGTATTGTCACACTATATGATACAGTATCCGCAGACAACCACTTAGTCCAGACTAGGCAATCTATGCTGGTGAATCACAACCTCAC